CAGTCAAGATACAGAATCGCAAGTGGAGCTACAACTCCAATATTTCAAGGCGATCTTGTAACTCAACTGACAGCTGGTGTTGTTGGTAGACACGCCGCAACTGGAACTGTTCCGATTGTTGGAGTGTTTAATGGTGTTTCTTACACCGATCCTACATCTGGCGAGCAAGTTTTTTCAAACTATTATCCTGGCAGTATTTCTGCTTCGGATATAATCGCAAGCGTCATAGATGATCCAAACGTAGTGTTTGAAGTACAAGCAGACGATACCTTCCCGGTAGCTGATCTGTTTGGTAACTTTGACATTGTTGATGGTTCACCTGTTGGCGATACTAAGTCTGGGCGATCAAACCTAGAGCTTGATGTGACTACTGGAGCTACTACAGCTACATTACCACTGAAAGCTATTGATATATCCCAGGATCCCGATAACGACGATGTTGCATCGTCAAACACCAATGTTTTATGTGTGATCCAAAATCACATCATGGGACAAAAAGGTGCTGGTTTAGCATAAGGAGGACATAAATGGCTATTTCAAGAGCACAATTAGCGAAAGAGCTAGAACCTGGTCTAAACGCACTTTTCGGAATGTCCTATGACCAATATGACAGAGAGTATGAAGATATTTTCGTCATTGAGGATTCAAATAGAGCATTTGAAGAAGAGGTGTTAGTTACCGGTTTTGGTTCCGCACCAGTAAAATCAGAAGGTCAAGGAGTTAGCTTTGACAACGCATCTGAAA